AGCAACCATTGATAATTGGGGTCCGTACTACATTAAAAAAGTTGGACAAGTTATTGACGGTACTTGGGAGACTGGTGATTACTTTGGACATATGAACGAAGATGCCGTACAAATGGCTCCTTTCACTAATATGCCAGCAGACGTCGAAGCAAAAGCTCAAGAAATCAAAGATGCTATCTCGAACGGTGAATACTTTGCATTTACTGGTCCTATCAAAGACAACACTGGCAAGTTACAACTAGCTGACGGTGAAGTGGCTGATGACACTCATTTAAATAGTATGATGTACTATGTCGAGGGTATCACTGCTAAAGTACCAGGAACGTAAGAAATGATTCCAGTAATTGATTTTAAATCAGAATCAGTGCTGGAAGAGATTCGTGAAGCCTACACTACTGTAGGCTTCGCAGTCTTTACTAATGCTCTGAGCACTCTTGACAAAAATATTATGAACTCTTGGTTTGATAATATGAAAGAGTTTTTCACTTTAGATCAAGAGGTAAAAAGAAAATATAATTATGATCCTGATACTAATTTAGGTTACAGTGTGATGGGTGCTGAGAATGTTGACCCTACCGCACCAAAAGATATCAAAGAGTCCTTTAATTATAATAATACTCGTATGCATCCTAGACTTTGGCCTACTGAGATTCCAGGATTTCAAGCTGAAGCTCTTAATACAATTAGAGTTGCAGATGATTTAACTATCAGAATACTAGAAAAATTTGATACAATTCTTGAATGCGGTACTACGTTAGTTGATTCTCATCAAAAACCATATAACACTACGAGAGTTATTCACTACCCCGCTTACACTGGTCCTATTAAAGAGCGTCAACAAAGAATTGGTGAGCACAGTGATTATGGGACTATTACCCTTTTATGGCAAATTAATGACGTTCCTGGCTTAGAAGTTCAAGATTTAAAAGGTGATTGGCATCCTGTCCCTTACGCAGAAGATGGTGTTGTAGTTAACATTGGTGATCTACTACAGAGATGGACTAATGATTATTTTGTTTCAACTAAACACCGAGTTGTAAACTCCCATATTCATATACCAAGATACTCTATGCCTCATTTTGTAGATCCTACTCCAGGCACTATAGTTTCTAATTTAAGAGATGAACCAGCAAAATATGATCCAATAGAAAGTAAAGCTTATCTCATGTGGAGATTGGCTCAGAGTTATTAATATGGACTTATTTCAAAAATGTGATTTTATTTCTCATGCAGGTCTTCACTTAAAATGGAAAATTGAAATGGATGCTCTAAGTGATGCAGAGTGGGATACCTGTGCAACCATGATTATGGAGTATCAAAAGCGTCCTTTTTATAAAGCTGAAGGTATTCCTCGTGGGGGAGTTAAGTTAGCTAACGCACTTAACAAATACGCCAGTGGCAATCCAGCAGATCAAGTGTTAATCTGTGATGACGTATATACTACAGGGGCAAGTTTTAGAGAATATATTAGCGAGAACTATCCAATGTGGACGATGGGTCAAGGTTATCGCTGGGTTGTTTTTGCTAGAAATCCTAGTTATGAAAAAGATTTTGTCAAAGCACTATTTACGATGCCGGAGAGATCTGATAGAGATTAAGAGCACAGTCTTACATAATTAATTTGCACTGTGCTCATCTTTCTATTATAATTGGTTAATTTGTGTATAATAATTTACTATTTTGAAAGGAACCAATATGACACAACTAATCTCACCCACAAAATTTACCCACTCCGTAGACCTTTTAAGGTCTTTTTTTATGGGTAAAGGCTTTAAAGAAGTGCACACTCAAAATCGACTTTCAATCCTTGCAGCTTGCGAAGACCCCTTTAATGTAGCGACATACAACTATGCAGGAGAGGTATGGCCTCTTCCACAAACTGGTCAAATGTGGCTAGAACATGAATTACTCTCCCAGCCCGATTCAGAGGGCTTTTTTTGTGTCTCCACTTCCTATAGACAGGAACCTAATGCAGTAGAAGGTAGGCATGACATCATTTTTCCAATGTTTGAGTTTGAGTTTCCGGGCACAATTGATGATCTAAAACAAATGGAAATAGAACTATGTGAATACTTAGGATTTCCAAAGTTAACCGATCAAACATATTACAAATGGGCTATGGACTTTGAAACAGAAGAGCTAGATCATGAACACGAAGAAAAGATAGGATACGGAATGATCACACACTTTCCTGAGTTTACAAGTCCTTTCTGGAACATGTCTAGAAACGCAGATGGAGTTACAAGCAAAAAGATTGATGTGATTCTTGGAGGCATGGAGACAATTGGTTCAGCAGAACGCTCAACAGATGTAGAACAGATGCGCGATACTTTTCACACGATTACTAATGGTGAGTATAGTCAGCTGCTATACAAACTGTTTGGTAAAGAACGTGTTGAGGCAGAACTAGAAAAGTTCCTAGAGTTTGATTTCTTTTCTCGTGTTGGTGGAGGAATTGGTATGACTCGTATGATTGCAGCACTTGATACTTTACAAGAAGAAGCTCTAGCCGCAGAATAAAATTTTTCTGGGGTGGTGGAAATGGCAGACACGCACGATTGTTTCTCGTGTGCCGTGAGGCGTGGAGGTTCGAGTCCTTCTCCCAGAGCCAAATTTTTAAAAATTTCTTCACAAAACTGTAACATTTTTGTATATTATAATTAATAAGAGGTCATTGACCTCTTATTTTTATACAAGGAGAAATTATAATGGAACTTGTAACTCTTTGGATGGTAATCGGTTTTCTTTTTGCGGGATATTCTGTGATTGCGAATGACTCAGTACAAACTCTCGGTACTTGGATTGCCTCAAACAACGAGAGATTTAATTGGAAAGTTATGTGGGGAGCAGCTTCGGCGGTTCTCCTTTATACTTTGTGGTATGGGTGGTCTACTAACGGAGGTGACATCAGTTACGGTCGTTTAAATAAAATCCCCTTTCAAGAAATCCAGTGGTATCATGCAATGGCTCCTGGATTATTATTACTACTCACTAGGATCGGTGTACCTGTTAGTACTTCATTCTTAGTATTGAGTGCCTTTGCTAGCACGTTTGTGCTTGAAAAAATGTTAGTAAAATCTATGATGGGATATGCGGTAGCAGCTGTTGCGGCATATGTTATTTGGATTATCGTTAGTAAAATAATTGATGAAGTAAACGATCCTGTCAAAGAAGAAAATAAAAGATGGTGGAGAATAGGACAATGGGTAACTACAGGGTTCTTGTGGTTTACGTGGTTGTCACACGATATGGCTAATATAGCTGTCTTTTTACCAAGACAAATTCCTTGGGATTTGATGATTGCTATTTCAGCAGTATTTGTTGCCGGTTTATGGTGGATGTTTAGAGAGGGTGGTGGTAAAATACAAAATATTGTCCTTGAAAAACATAATACTAGGTACGTAAGATCAGCTACGATTATTGATGCTGTTTATTGGTTGATACTTTGGTTCTTTAAAGAATTAAATGATATTCCAATGTCAACAACATGGGTCTTCGTAGGTTTATTATGTGGACGCGAACTTGCTATGGCAACTATGACCGGTAAGCATAAATTCAAAGTAGTCTTTCCACTTATTGGAAAAGACTTTTTAAAAATGATGGTTGGTCTTGCAGCATCTGTTGGTGTTGTTCTAGCTATTCACTATGTGATCGTTCCTAACGGTCTATAAAAAACAAAGTCAAACTTATGACTGAAGGCGGTGTCAAAATTTTGACATCGCCAATTTTTTGGCATTCATCGGCTTTCTGTTTAAAATAATTTGCCTTCTGTACATTTTTCACATATATTATATTCATGGGAATAAAATTATTTTTAGCGTCACTAGCTGTTATAGGAGCCATGACTTTTGGCTTTGGATGGTATTATAAGATAACACAGGCTCGCATCACGACTCTTACTGAAAACGCTGCTAAATTAGAAGTAGCAATTGATGCCGCAGAAGCCAGTATTACTTTACTTGAAAATGAAGCAGTTAAAAACGCAGAGCTGCAAAAGAATTTGACAGTTCAACTACAAGAAGCAGAGTCTTATGGCGATAGCCTGCGTAAAAAGTTACGTGAACTTGATCTCTTAGGAGATGCCATGAGAGACGCAGCTAACTTAGAAGGACGTATGAATGGCGCAACCGCAAATTTATGGCGCGATATCATGGGTGAAACTGGGAATGATGACGGCGGTAAGCGTGATCTTCCTCAGTGGTTGCAGCGTGATACCGGAGCCGGAAGTACAGGTAGTGACGGAGGTACAGAAAATAACAGTACCGATAGTAGCTCGCCCGAAACCGATTGATTTAGTAGACACAAGAGTTTATGTTGTAAACGAACAAAATTTAGAGGCTTTCATAGAAAAATTTAAAGCCGAAAATGGAGACTTAGCTTATGTCGCTTTAAGTGTCAAAGATTATGAAAATTTAGCACTTAACGTAGCAGAACTAAGACGTTTTATCAATCAACAAACAGAAATAATAATTTACTATGAGAACGCAATGAAGCTTGATGAATAGATACTCTAACCCCCTGGAGAGAAAATGAAGTTTAACATTTTTACTGCTATTTTTTTAGCAGTCTTTTTTTCGACCAGTGCTTTTGCACAAACAACGTCGAATGTAAATACAACAACAAATAGCACTAGCAACATAGATACTGAGGCAAGCTCACGTACTATTGTTATATCCCCACCTCCATCTGCGATTTCGCCTGGTGTTGGCTCGTCTTCTTCTGACCTATGTACAGTAGGCGTTTCTGGAGCAGTTCAGACACAGATTTTAGGCATTTCTACTGGCGAAACGGTACGCGATGAAAATTGTGAACGATTAAAGATATCTAAAACCCTTTATGATATGGGCATGAAAGTTGCTGCTGTTTCTGTGCTTTGCCAAGACAGGAGAGTATATGATGCTATGGAAATGGCAGGAACTCCTTGTCCCTACTTAGGACAAATTGGAGATAAGGCAACTGATGGTTGGTCTGATAATCCTAGTCGTATACCACCTGTTGTTGAAATGGAGACAAAGAAAGATGTTCAAAAACGTAATGCAGCGACTGCTGCTGGCGGTATTTCTCTCGGTCTGTTATTACTCTTCCTCCTCTAACGCTGAAACTCAAGTAACTAATCCAGGACATAGTACTGTGCGCGACGATTCTTTTGTCGAAGTGCCTCTCCAATTCGTATTTCCTTTTTTTGGGGAAGAATTTTCTACTAGTTATATGTTTACAAATGGTGTTGTCGGGTTCCAAGATCCTACACAACAAGGTGTGCAGTCGCACTGGTGTTGTCAAGGCAGGGATTTAGAAGCACTCGCAGAAGCAGGAGTAGATATTAGTCAGTATTCTTTTGTTATCGCACCTCTTTGGACTGACCTCATTGATCTACGTGTCGATGCTGATGGCGATGGTCAAGTAGATAGCGGTTTATTTACAGACGGTGATAGCACGCAAATGACTTATATTTGGAGAAACCTAGCTGAATATCGTAATGCTACTAAGCTAAATACTTTTGAATTACAAATCAAACCTGACGGAACCTATGACATAGATTATACAGGTATCGATATTATAAATCACGCAATTACCTCTGGAGTAGCTGGTGACTTAACAGGCGCTCACTTGTTAGCCGATCCATCAACAGCAGAAGGATTCACTCAGTATTTTTATTCAAGTGGTTTTACAGGTGTTTTAAATGGGTACAATAATAACTTAGAAATATTGTGTGTAACTAACCCTCTGTATGATCCTCAGTGTCCTGGCTACGCAGCTGCCTATGCTCAGTATCTATTTGAGCAACAATGTTCTGCAAACCCTTTGTACGATTCGACTTGTTCAGGATATGCAAACGCTTATTATGAGCAACAATGTACCCTTAATCCGTTGTATGATAGCGGTTGTTCTGGCTATACTCAAGCATTCTATAATCAACAATGCTCTTTAGATCCTTTATATGATTCTGGTTGTCCTGGCTATGCTCAGGCCTATTTAGATCAACAATGCTCTTTAGACCCTTTATATGATACTTCTTGCTATGGTTATGCTCAGGCCTATTTAGATCAACAGTGTTCTTTAGACCCTTTATATGATATCTCTTGTCCTGGATATGACACGGCTTATTTTAATCAACAGTGTACCTTAGATGCTACTTATAATCCACAGTGTCCAGATTATTACATGGCTATGTGCGAAGAAGATCCGCTTTATGATATGGGCTGTATTGGTTATGATACTGCTAATTTTGAGTATCAGTGCTCACTAGATTCTCAATATGATCAAAATTGTGTTGGTTACGTAAACCTTAGCAATGACGGAGATTTTATTGAAATTTTTGATCCAGTTATTGAGGATATTTTAGAAGAAGAGTATAATGAAAATAATTACATAACTGAACAAACTGTCCCAAGTTTTGTTACTGAGTTCTTTGAAGAAGCTTTTGATGTTGATATAATATATTCAGAAAGAGATACTTTTGAAGAGGCTCTTGAGCTTGATTTAGAGTCTGAACTATCAGAGCTTGATGAAAATTCTTTTGAAAGAGAAGTTTTAGAAGAAGAGCCAGAACTTACTGAAGATGTTGAAGATCCTAGGGGGGATCAAATTCCAGAGAACGATGACATAACGGGAGAAAGTGATGCTGCTGAAACGAATGATGGACAAGCAAAAACAGAGGATGACATCGAAAACGAAATCACATCGTTGGAGAAGACCGCTGACAGCGAAGGGAAGTCAGAGCAAATGGAGAAGCCAGAGACAAAGGTACAAGAGTCCAGTAGTGATGTTCGGCCCGACGCGGATAGTTCAAGAAGAAATAAGTTAAAAATGCTTATTGCGGCTAAAGCTAATCAAGCTACTAAAGAACTTGAAGAAGCCGTTACATTAGAACAACAGATGAACATCCAAAAAAGAATTCTAGCACTTATTAGCTTTGTGCCAGACTTTAAGGATGAATATACAGAGAAAGAAGTAACTCAGGTGAATTTTTATCCCCCAAAACCTGTGGTTGATCATGCGTATGCACGCTGGTTTTTAAATGATCCAACTTTTGGCGCGATGGAGGATTTACAATATCCTAGTTTGAGATAGATATGGACCCAGTTAGTGCTTTAGCAACTGCCACAGCTGCTTTTAATGTGCTTAAAAAAGGTTTTCAGATCGGTAGAGATATCGAATCCATGGCCGGTGATCTTGGCCGCTGGATGAGTGCTATGTCTGATTTATCAGAAGCAGAAAAACAAGCAAAGAATCCACCAATCTTTAAAAAATTAGTATTTTCAGGATCAGTTGAACAAGAAGCTATGCAAATATTTGCTGCTAAAAAGAAAGCAGAAGATATGCGTTACGAGCTTAAGCAATTTATTGGTCTATCTATGGGATCGAGCAAGTGGGATGAGCTTGTTCGTATGGAAGGGCAGATACGCAAAGACCGTCAAGAGACTATTTATAAACAAGCACAACGAAGACGTGCGTTTTTGGAAGTTGTTGGTGTAATACTTTTAGTTGGGCTCTTTTCCCTTGTAGTGATAGGACTAGTATGGTTTATATATGCGGCTAAAAATGGACTTCTCTAATGGTACACATTTTTATGTTAGTCGTTATTTTAGGAACAGGAGAGTTTCGTAAAGAACTACCCAATCCTATGTATTTTTATGATATAAATAAATGTTTGTATTTTGCTAAGAAAATACCTACACAATATGGTAATTATGGTTTAAGTATGTACATAGATCCAAAAGATAGGATCACAGCTTACTGTAAACCAATTTATTCACAAGACTTTGAGGGGATATACGAATGATTTGGGGTTTTACTATCACTATATTAGTGTTAATTAGTTTGCTTTTTGTTGTTGCTGGTTTCTACGATTTTGAAGTAGAAGAACCAGAGGTTTCAGATGCCGAACATAAAACCTACGAACTAAAGGAGAGATATAAATGGCTGAAATCGAATATGAGGGGATCAAACTTGGAGGATCAAAACTCCTCTTAGTAATTCCTTTACTTGGTACAATCGGCGGCGGTCTATGGGCCGGTTTTGAATTTTATAAAGACTACATGGATATGAAAGAGCAGATTCAAAACTATGTAGCACCTGATTTAGGAGATATTAGAAAAGATGTTGCCGTTATGAGAGAGCACCAAAACACGGTTGAGTCTCATATGGAGTTCGTTGAAAAAGAATTAGGTTTATTCAAAGATGAATTTTCAAATGTACGTATAGGACAACAAGATAACACGGATTATTTAAGAGACACAAAGCATGATCTCAAAGAAGAAATGGTACGTATTGAAAAGTATCTTGATCGGGTTGAAGACGAGATTGACGAACTTGAATTAGAAATGGAAGTAACCCTTGATAGTTCAGATGAAATAGCTAGTAAAAATAGAGATTATGTGAGAGAGTTTGTTGATGATACAGATAAGCGCTATGATGATAAAATTAGTGGATTAGAAGGATATGTCAAACGCGAACTAGAAAATCTTGAGGATCGTTTAAATAGTAAACTTACTAAAGCATTAGACAATCCTCTAGCGAATAGAGATTGATATGTGGTTTTGGTTAATTTCATCTATAGCTGGATCAATTATTGGAGCTGCGTCAGAGTCGTGGTTCCGAGATACTAAATTAGGAGTTTGGTTTTATGCTAAATTGGATTCGCTCTATACTTGGGCGACAAAAAGATACGGGTTTAAAATGCTCACAGACGAAAAGAAAAGAATGGCAAAGTTCCCCGAACTTACCAAACAGCTCAGAAGTCTCGAAGCTCGTATTAGACTACTCGAAGAGCAAAAAAATGACAGAAACTCAGCTAATGGATATCAGGACGCGTTTTAATACATGGGAAAAAGACGGTCGTGAAGTTGATTTCTAAGGAGAGAATATGGCTAATAAAGTTTTAACATCTGATAGCGTGCTTAATGAAGCAGATTTAGATGGGGACGGAATCGTCTCTAATGATGAACTTAACAAACATGAGAGAATATTGAGAATAGAGAACGAAGACAAAAAAGAAGATGCCCAACGTAATATGGCTTGGTTTGCGCTTTTTGGGATGTTATTGTATCCTTTTGCCGTAGTGCTTGCTACCTGGATGGGTTTATCAGGAGCCTCTGATATTTTAGGGGATATGGCTCCTACCTACTTTGTATCAGTTGCAGCCTTAGTTGCTGCATACTATGGTAAAGAGGCGTATGTAAAAGGCAAATAATAGTTGCTCTATAGTCCTTTGTTTTATATAATGAATCTATAACTTACGGAGTATTTATGGAATATTTTAACAAACAAAGTACTGACTGGCGTATTGCTCAGTGTTGTCAATGGCACGACAAAGCCCTTGCTAAACGATACAACATGGGCACCACCACTAAAACTTACGCCTTAAAAGAAGGTGGCAAAGAACGAGTTCAATCTAAAGCGTTATCTAATTGTAATAAATTAGTTGATGCTTTAGAGAACTATTTTCCACATCAACCAAAGAATCTTAGAGCATTTAGGATCTCTTCTGAATTGTTTCCTTGTTATACTTTAGAATTTACTAATGATTGGTATGATGAGATAAGAGATGAAATTAAAGATATATTATCTAGAGCTGGTAAAGCAGCTAAAGAACACAGCATTAGATTATCTGTTCACCCTGGTCAATATACAGTGTTAGCATCTAATAAACCAGACGTCGTTGAGAAATCTATTGAAGACTTAGAATATCATGCCCTTTATGGTGACTACATGGGTCTTCCTGCTGAAGAATTTTCTATGAATATTCATTTACAAGGACTCTATGGAGGAAAACACGAAGATGGTATTAAACGGTTCGCCACCCACTTCCCATACTTATCCGATTATGCCCAAGGCTGCTTATCCGTCGAGAACGAAGATAAGCCCAACGGCTATGACATCCGCCACACACTTGAACTTGCCCAGCGTATCCCCATTCGCTGCACGCTTGACACTCACCACTATGCCTGCCACCGAATGGTTGAAACGGATAAGGTTAAAGTTGGAGATAAAACGGTCAACCGCAAAGTGCGTGATGTCGTACACATCACAGCAAACTCCGATTACTTCAAAGAAGCCGTTAAGTCATGGAGAGGCGTCAGACCTCTTTTTCACAAAGCGCAATCTTTTCCGCCAGAAATACAAGATTACTGGATGAAACCAAATGCCCACTCTCAAACTTACTGGGACGAAGATTTAATGGCAAACCATGTTCCCATGTTAGAGTATGCTGATTTTGATATTGAAGCTAAATTTAAGGAAGTTGCAGTCCAAGGTTTTTACAAGTTTATTAAACAAGAAGAGCAATACTCTGGTGAGGATATTGTACTTAAGAGGGCTGCATGAGTCATGAAGTAGTTCTTTTTAAGGAGAATAATATTTCTAATTATGTGAGGTTAGTTGAAGAGGATATTACTCTCTTAGATAGAGATGATGTCAAAAAAAGACTACCTGATATTTTAGGAAGGGCTTTAGCTCGTAGTTGGATTGACCCTGATTATAAAAAATCTCTTAACTTTGATGTTAAAGAAACTCTTGCAAAAGGTGGTGTTTTAATTCCTGAAGAATATGAATGTGTCTATGAAACCTCTACAGGTCAGAGAGCAAAAATTGTAGTATACGAAAAGGCACGAAATAATTTTAAAATAAGAGTTTGTGGACTCTCATTAACAATGGTTGCTACTAGATAGGAGAAGTCATGCAAGAAGGACCATTTAAAACAGCGATTGAGGCGTCAGCTGATAACGTTATTAAACAAGAATTTGTTACTTACTATGTAAATGCAGAAGGCGCTACTGCTAAAAGAACAGCAGAGCGTAGGTTTTTTAACGATGATTACGTTGATTCAAGTAGTACTGAGATTCTAGTTTTAGCAGAAAATTAAATTGACACAGACTTTACACTATGTATAATATTTGTATGGCTGTAAGAAAATTAATTAAATCATCAACCGGCGAACGCGCATGGAAATCTATGAGTTCTTCCGTCAAGCGAAGACCTCATCAGGATTGGTGTGCGTTTTATACTCCTATGGGTCGTATGGTTACTAAACCAGCAGGGCGGCGTCCTCGCAATATGCATCCAGAGGATTGGTGCGCAGACAAGACCCCCTTCAAAGGTAAGGTACTAAGGAGTTATTGATGTTGAAACTAAACAACGAGCTTTTTCCTGAAGAAGCAAAACAAAAGTGGCAGACAAGTGAAATCGTTAAGGCGATTCATAGGAGCCAGCACACTCAGCGGAACTACGATTTATCACAAACTATCCCAATTGAGGATGTCAAAACAATTATCACCTCCGCCACGCAGTGTCCTTCAAAACAGAACGTAGCGTTTTACGATCTGTATGTAATCACTAATCGTCGTACGATTAATGATATTTACGAGACTACTACTAGCCTTCAAACAGATGATCCAAACTATGCAGGATTATCTAACCCGCAAGTACTTGGTAATATGTTACTTATTTTTACTGATAAACAAAACGGTCCAAAGGGTTTTCATAAAGAATTATTTGAGACTCGTGCAGGAGTAAAACAGGAAGAGAATGATAGAATTATACTTCAAGACAAGTTTACAGCTATCGGTATCGCAACTGGGTATGTTAATCTTACTGCTTCTCTTTTAGGTTACGAGACAGGGTGCTGCTCTTGCGTCATGAATTATGACAGAGTAAGAGAAATTTTAGGTATCGAAAGTATGCCTCAGCTTTTAATGGGTATCGGATTTAAAAATGAAGGCGTTAATCGCAGAGAGCATCAATTAAAAAATACAGAAGTAGCCAAAAAAGAGGGTTGGTTTGAAAAATTCGGAACTGCTAAAAAGCAACAAATCGGTATCTATTACATCAAGTGATGAGATATTCGATAGAATTTATTTTCAGCTTTACGCATGTCATGGTTTCGGTGCAAGAGAGTTTATGTTACATTGTGAAATACTCTCAACAATCTGCGCTACGTATATGTTAGAGCGTTGTTCTGAGGCTTACATAATCAATTCAGCAAATCACTCAGTTTGTTATGCGGGTGGAGATACTTGGGATATAAGTTTAGGATTAGTTTTTAGAGATTATATATATCCAGAATTGAATCTACCTAAACCTGAAATTATAGAATCATTTAAACCTTTCTTTAGGACTTACTATTTTGATCTTTACTATAGTCAGGAAGGTTTATCAGAATCAGCTAACTTTGTTCAATATAAGGAGATAAGAAATGCCAGCTAAAAAGAAAAAGGGCGCAAAACCAACTAACCCTAAGCTTTATGCTAGAGTTAAGGCAGAAGCAAAAAGAAAATTTGCTGTATACCCCTCGGCCTATGCTAATGGTTGGTTAGTGAGGACTTATAAACAAAGAGGTGGTGGGTACAGATAATGGCTAAACCTAGGGGTGGATTGACAGCGTGGTTTGGTAAAGGCCCCAAAGGTGATTGGGTTGATATTGGTGCGCCTAAAAAAGATGGCAAATTTCAAGCTTGTGGCAGATCAAAACTAGCTAAAGATAAAAAAAGAAAATATCCTAAGTGTGTTCCTCGTGCTACAGCAAACCGTATGACTAAGTCTCAGATCCGAAGTGCTGTTCAGCGTAAACGTGCAGCTGGTAATCCAGGCGGTAAGCCTACAAATGTTAGCACTTTTAAAAAACGAAAGAAAAGCTAATGGCTCCTCGTATTCCGAGAAAGAAAGGGCAGAGAGCTAACTCTAAAAAGCACTCTGATTTATATACAGATGAAAATCCTAAAGGTACTATTAAAGGTTTGGGTTTTGCTAAAGTTAAAGATGCTCGCAGTTCTGTGGCTAAAATTAAAGCTTCTAGCAAAAGTCATGCGCATAAGACGCAAGCAGCAATAGCAATGGAGCAAAGAGCTAGAGTGGCAGGCAAGATTGGCGCTGCATCAGTCTACAGGAAGTTTATTGAGGCTCAAAAGAAAATTACTGCTCGTAGGAGGAATAAAAAGTAAATGAATCCAAAAACAATTTACAAACTTGCTAAAATTTTACGAAAGAAGAAAAGTGATGCATAATGATAAGGTAATTAAAAAAGTTGCTGATGCTCTTGCTTCAGGCTCAAAGGTTCATTTGGGTCAGTCTAAAATGTTAAGAAAAATTTTAGGTTCTCCAATGCCTAAAGGCACGAAAAATGGCTCCAAAAAGAAAAAAACCTAAAGTTAACATTTCTGAGCTTTTAAGAAAGCATAGGGCTGGTAAAAGTATTGGATCTACTAATCGCGCTCGTTTAGTAGCTAGAGGACTAATACCACGTAAATCCGGTGCCCACAAGGGCAAAAAAATTGACTTAGGAAGAAGAGGAAAATCATAATGGCTATGCACAAAGGTGGAAAAAGAGGTGGTAAAAGAGGCGGAAAACGTAAATAACGTTGACTGGCCTCATTACTTTGCTTCTATAGTGTCGGTATGTCCTTGGAGTAGGGCATACTGGCACAAGCAAAAAATAGACGTTCAATTGTGGAAGAGTGAGATTATACCGCTTAATGATTATGTTGCTAGGATGTACATTCATAAGAATGCTAGTGGGAGAAACCTTAAAAAGATAATGGAACGTATGAACGAAATAAGACACGATGAGGAATGGCTTTTTAGTCATCCTATGTATAGAGGACACTCAACTCCAGTCCCGATTCTAATTCAACAAGACTTAGAACTTTTAACTAAAGCTAGAAAAGGAAGAGAAAATGGCAATGCACAAGAAAAACGGTAAGCCTATGATGGGCGGTAAGAAAAAACCGACGAATGGAGCAGCTAAAAAGAAAAAAATGAATGGTAACGGCAACGGTCTTACTGCTGCTCAAAAGAAATTACCACCAGGACTTCAGGCAGCTATCCTGAAATCAAAAAAGAAAAAGAAATAACGAGGCAATAATGAAAATATTACTCACTGGGGGGAGTGGGTTTATTGGTAAATATTTAACACCAGAACTTTCTCAACACGAAGTGTATCATCTCAAGTCTGATTTAAGAGATTATGATGCTGTTCGGGAGGAAGTTCTGGCGTTTCAACCTAATGTTACTGTTCATCTGGCAGCTAGAACAGAGGTTGAATCTTCTTTTTACGAACAAGTCACTTTCTCTGAAATAAATTATGTAGGATCAGTAAATCTAATCGAGGCCTGTAAGGACATTGACGATTTTCAACTTTTCTTATTTGCTTCTACTATGGAAACTTACGGCTGGCAACCTGTCTCTGATTTAGTCAGAGATAACGATTATATTAAACCTGCAGAAGCTTTTGCTTTTAATGAAGATACTCCCCTTAACCCTAACGCTCCTTATGCTGTTGCTAAAGTTGCAGTTGAAAAATATTTAGAATATGCCACCAGAGCTTATGGATTACCTTGGTGTGCCATTAGGACTACTAACTGTTATGGTAGATGGGATAATGCCTTTTTTGTAACCGAATCTATCATCTCTCAAATGGCAAGAAAAGATGAGTGTAATTTAGGTTATTCAGAACCTTACCGTAATTTTATATTTATAGACGATCTAATTTATTTATATACTAGGTTAATTAATAATCCCCATGCGGCTTCTGCTCTTAAAGCTTTTACTTGTGGTCCGAATAACCCTATCAAAATGAGAGACTACGCTGAGTTAATAGCAAAAAAGATGGATTTCACAGGAACAATTAATTGGGATACTAGACCTCACAGACCTGGAGAGATTTTTTACTTATCTTCTACAAATGATAAAGTTAACGTGGTATTAGACTGGAAACCTAGAGTAGAGCTAGAAGAAGGCTTGGATAAAACAATCAAGCTATGGATAACGTAAAATTTCTTTTTGAATATGATTTGCATTTATGGGAGGAAAAATATCTCTCCACAATCAATCATAAGTTCAATAAAAAAGTCTACTGGTGGATGGTTGACTTAAATCATTCTATCTTTGATTTTTATGATAAAGAAAGTCTTTTAATTGATGTACAAAATGGAGCATATGTTGTTGTTGATCATTCTCAAGACCCTTGCTCTCAGCTCACCCTAGAGACTCTTTTTTTAAAAGAACTTCATCACGAGTTTAAGAATCGTAATATTTCAAAAAAACAGATCATAATTATAACTCCCACTCCCAGAGGTTTGTTTTTAGATAATCCTGATCTTCCTGTAAAATACGTCTCTTTTAATAGTTTATTTGAGATTACTAAAGTATATGCTAAACAGGTATTATCTTTTGATTTTACTGTACCCCTAAAATCTCCCAAAAAACACTTCCTCTGTTTAATGAGGCGAGACTCTCCAAATAGGCGACTAACAAATTATTTACTACATATTAAAAATATTCATCATTTTGGCTTAGTGTCGCATTTACGAATTACAGAGGGTAATCAGCTATCTCGCGGGTTACTTAAAGATGAAGCTATCACAATGTTTCATCATGATTCTTTTGATCTAAAAAGCTTTACTAAATTTGGTTTAATGAAACACTTTTTAGGGTCTGAATACCTGATAGACAAAGGTACAGCAGCTCACTCATATCCTCTGCATCAAAAGCTTTCTCAGGATACTGTATTTGAAATAGTTAGCGAAACTGACACAGGAAAAAATTTGTTTTTAACAGAAAAAACCTTTAAAGCTATTTTAAACAAAAGCCCGTTTATTATGTTAGGCAATAGGTTTATTTTAAAATATCTTCGTCACTTAGGGTTTAAGACTTTTCACCCAATAATAAATGAAGAGTACGATACTTTATCAAACACATATAAAAGATTTAGTGCAGCCCTATACGAAGCAGAAAAACTTTGTAACTTATCATTAGATGATTGTGAGGATAAACTTTCTACACTTAATGATATTTGCGAGTTTAACTATAATCATTTCTTAAATACTGATTGGCATTTTGATGTTCATAAAAATATTAGTGAACTGATATGTTAGAGGCAACTTTTTTATCTGATAAGCCTGATGAATATCCAGTTCTTTTACGCTCTGATGTAAAAGGAGGTTCTTTTTCCTCCAAAGTTTACTGGTGGGAGCCACACCCTTGGGGTTCAAACAATATATTTGATTACGTTCCTAAAGAAACCTTACTGACAGAAGATTTTTTTATAATTGTAGATTGTAGTCCTGATGCTGTGTATCAAGATTTCATCGAGAGAACTTACCTTTGGACTATATTTCAATTCTTTAGAGACAATAAAATATCTCTAAAAAGATTAATTGTTTTAACACCCTCACCAGAGTACCTTTTTATGGAAAAAGAAAGAGATTATAAACATTTATTCTTCTCTCCTTTTTGGTTTATGATTCAAAAAGCGTACTTAAAAAACGACTTTACTAATTTACCTAAAAAGAACATAACAAAAACATATTTTACTTTAATGAGAAAAGATACTAAGTCACGATGCCTACTTAACTATATGTTACATAAAAAAGAGATCCACGACAAAGGGTTTGTAACTCATAATAGAGTAAACCCTAAAGAAATACTGGTTGATGAAGTTTCTTTATCGAGTATGCTAGAGGAGTATCCTAAGATAGACCAAAAGGTATTACTAGATAAAGGGTTGAGCAAGCATGTAATTGATGGAAATTCTATACCAACCTTTAATGATCGTATTTTTAATGATCATCAGATCAGGTATTCTGACCTTCAGTTTAATTTAACCAGTAAGACTTTTCTTGAGGTAATTGTTGAGCCTCTTAATTTAGATAGAATGTTTTTTACTGAAAAAACCTTAAAAGCCTTTTTAACTAAAAGTATTTTTATCATGTTCAATACTCAAAATTCTTTAAAATTTTTAAGGGGATTAGGTTTCAAAACTTTTGGAGAAACATTAGATGAAAGTTATGATGAGATTAGTAATCAGTTTGATAGAGTCAGTGCTTTCGTTGACGAAATAAAAAGACTTTCTTGCTTATCTACTATTGAGCAGACAGAGCTATATATTAATAATACAGAAATAGTAGAACACAATTTTACACATTTTATTACCCAAGACTGGTCGTTTAATTTACACAATCGTATAAAAAGGCATATAGATGAAACCGTATTTCATAGCCACTAACGGCACTAAATATGAAAGTTTAGATCTTTCTTTTGATCGTAAGGTGTGGTGGTGGATACCATCAATTGATCAGTATTCTTTTTTTGATCTGGTTAACAAGAATGAGTTCACTAATTCAATGCTTAATGAGAATGCTGTTGTAATTATAGACCACTCTCAAGACCCGATCAAACTTGAAGAGTTTGAGAGCCTGTACTACTCTCAATTCAAAACACTATTTGAAGAGCATGATATAAGCACTGATAGGATAATTGTTTTAGAGCCTTCTCCTTCCGCTCAATTTTATATGACTGTTGACTCTCCAAACTATGTCAGTGTTATAGATAAGTTTCATTTACCAAAAAAATTTACACACATTATGTTTAACAGTTTGTTTCTAAATTATTGGAGAAGATGGGAAGATGATGAACCAAGTTTCAAAAGAGATCCTGCAAAGCATTTCTTAACACTTGCAAGACACGACAAATTTAGTAGACGTTTTATAAACTACTCTTTACATAAAAATAATTTATTTGATAAAGGTTTTGTTAGTCACGTTATGATTGATTTTGATACTGATTTGACTCACGATTATCAACTAAAAATGCTTCAGACTAGGGGCGACTTTGACACTGCACAATATTTAAAGTATGGTTTTACTAAACATATTCTTGATACTGATACTCCTGCTCATCATCCTAAAATTAGCGACTATACTAATTTAGCAAATAAGACTTGTTTTGAATTAGTACAAGACAGTTTTATTACTGATTGTTTATTGCCAACTGAGAAAGTATTCAAACCTCTTTACGGTAAAACACCTTTCTTATATGTAGGTAGCCCTTATACGTTAAAATACTTAAAAACCCTTGGATTTGAAACTTTTGATAAAATCTTTGATGAATCTTACGATACTGAATTAGTATACTATGATAGGATCGAGCTTATTATGAATAATATGCGTGCTATGTGTAGTCTATCTCTGCAAGATTGTAAAAAACGAATAAGTCTTGTAGAAGAGGTATGTGAACATAATCATAAGCACTTTTTACATATGGATAAAGGTTTTAATATTAAGAAGAGATTAGATAGTGCATTCACCAATATTTTTACATGAGGTAAACAACGGTATTTTTGGAGAGATAGATTTTAAATTCTCAAAAAAGGTATTTGTAGCCTCTCCTGACGGTATTTACAATAACTCGTTTTCTACCTTAAATTTTGAAGAATCTTTTTTAATTGTCGATCACTCAGACGATCCAACAAACCAATCTGTTTTTGATGAGTTTACTTTCTCAAAATTAAATATAGATGCTAATAAAGTAATTATTGTATCACCGTCTCCTGATCAGCTATTCTACCGAGATTCTGTAAGCAAATTCAAACATATATTTTGTAATGGTCACTTTGCAAAGATTAAAAATCGATTAAGTAAGAGGTTTGATTTGGTTAGTCAGAAGAGTATTAAAAAATTATTTTTGTGCTTGAGTAGAGAAGATAAACTACACAGGAGGTTAGTGAATTATTGTCTACATAAAAATAAATTATTTGAAAAAGGATTAATTAGTCATCAAAGGACAGAAGGTGGGCATGGATTTAATCTAGCAGATGATTTAAGATTTTTTTCTCATAGAGTAGACTTTGATCCGACTTTTTATATGCAGTATGGTCTTCGTAAACATTTTATTGATAAGGTAACTGATTCAAGTAAAATCTTAGGTAAGTCTCTTGCTGCTTATAACTTTGAAGCTTATGCTAATTTAAATAAAGAAATACTTATTGATCTCCCTGTAGAATCTTATGTATCTGATTACATTTTTATTACTGAGAAACTTCTTAAACCGCTTGTATTTAAGACTCCATTTTTATTAATAGGCTGTCCTCTGACTCTAAAGTACCTAAGACACTTAGGTTTTGAAACTTTTGACTGTGTATTTGACGAATCCTATGACGAAGAACTTGTTCTATACGATAGGGTGCAAGGTGTTATAAGCAACTTATCACAACTATCTACTTTATCCTTGCAAGATGCTACAAAAAAATTTAGAATTACAGAAGATATATGTAACCATAATTATAATCATTTTATGAACTCTGATTGGAGTTTTAACTTACAAGAAAAAATTGAGAGAGCCATCAATGTATCCTAATTTTAACGGCGAATCGATGAAGTACGATCTGGATAAATATAACTTTCCAAAGTGGGCTTTAGAAAGAATTCAAAATAAATATCCTCAAGTAACAGACTTAGAAACAATTCACGAAACTGTCGACTTGAAAGATATTGGGGCTTTACAAAACTGGGTTTCTTCTGGTTGTGGAACTGTTGAGTTTATGAAAATGTTGGATAACTTTCTTATTGAAAACATTCAACCTAGGCTTGATGTAGATTTTTTAATTCAACGTTTTGGTACTTTAAGGGTTGTAATTCCTGAACAAGAAAAGGTCGGCAGATTACTAAATTACCATCAAGGTATTTTTGTAGGTAATGGAACAGGTCTTAGAACCATATGGACACCCTTTACAAAGTGCTGGGGATCAAATACAATGCATATGCTTAACCTTGATATTAGCCGTGAAATTACAAAAAGAAGTATTGAAGAAAAATGGACACAAGAGTTTTTCAACGGTTTTTCAGAAAATCACTCATACGATATAAATCTTAGTCCGGGTTATTCTTGGCTTTTTAATCAGGAACTTATCCATGGTAACGTTAATAACGAGACAGGTGTTACTAGAGTTAGTATGGATTTACGAATTATGATTAAAGGCGGTAATTATGGACGCAAATATCCTGGTCAATATTTTAGAACTTTGTTTGATTGGGAGGATATAAATACTGAAGTTATAAATACATCAGGTACTTTCATCACTTATGCGGGTTGGAATTCTAACTACACAAAACATTTGCCTCTTGTTTTACAGAGAGCCTTTATGGATAGTTATCTTGAAAAGCATAATATTACTATTAACGAATACAGCTTTGAAAATGAGTATCTTGATCACATGCCTAACTTACAATACCTTATTGGTAAAGTTGATAACATTGTTCTATTAAGTATCTATGCTTTACCTGACGATCCTGACGACAGACAAAAAATTTATAAAAGTGCATTAGATAACCATTGTTACTTGCATTTTTCTCAAGAAGATATTATACTTACAAATGAGAGTGATATACAAAAAATAGAAACTTACCTTACTTGGGGTGAGAGTTATAAGGAATGGAGAATTAATGTCTAACGTTTTTTCTAATGCATCCTTCGCCGTTCTTTCGGTGATGAAAAGCCTTGATGCATCTAATACTAAAGTGTACAGAGGATCTACTGTTTTCGTTCAAAGAAAGCCCGAGGCAGATTTCGGCAATATTACTGTTATTTCTTACAGTGATGATAGATTTGGTACAGATCACACACTACGAGTTGAAGACTTTGACCAACAGGCTGCTTTTGAAGCCAATGTTGTACCAAAAATTGCCACTGACATTAAGTCGATGATAAGTGATAGGCCTGTTGTTATTGCTAATAGTAACATCAGTGCTAACTCTTATACTATGAGTGGAACCGCTGTCTCATAGGATCGTAACAAATCAGATTAGTCAATCTGAAATGAACATTATTACTCAAAAAACAGTAGACTTTTTGTCTAATAGGCTTTTAGGTAATTACAAACTAATTGATTTTACGTGGTTTAATCTATACGATAAAAGTATAGATTATGTTGAAGAGGATTATGTGGTAGCAGTAGATGTAGCTGATCCTCCCTACTTTCTTAATGAAAAATTAAAATGGATAGACAGGATTAAAAAACCTGTTATTTTTGTTGGTCCTCCGACTAATGAGTTTCCTTGTGTTGTTCCTTTTTTGGCTTGGCAACGCTTTAGACCTCAAAATCCCTTATCAAAACTTTCTCGTGATAAATTCTTTGTCTCTTTTAACAGAAAGCCCCACCCTCATAGACAGTTTTACTTTGATAACCTATCAAAATTTGGTTTAAAAGATAAAGGCTTAATAACTTATCACTCTGAGAAACCCATGCACAAAATTCATTCACTCGACTTAGATGATGATATAGTAGAACTACAGAGATTAGCTCAAATCGTTGACGAAAAGCAACTAAATTCTCTTTTTGAGATTGTATGTGAAACCTCACCTTCTGACAATCATATGTTTCTAACTGAAAAATTCAATAAATGTATTGCTACTGAAACGCCTTTTTTCCTAGCTGGCAATAGAAACTCATTAAGCATACTAAAAAATTATTATGGATTTTACCCTTTTGGTCCAGACGACTCTTATGACTCGTTACCAACTTACAGAGAAAGAGTATTGAAAATGTTATCTACCGCAGAATTGTTTTTCTCTTATCCAATGAAATCAGTTTTTGACAACGCAAAGAAAAATGCTTATCATCTCTTTAATGATTTCGATTCTATTCACGACAGAATCGTAGACAAAAATATAGAAAAGAGTATGAGATATGTTAAAAACTGCATCACGAATGGCTCTGCTTTCGCAGATAGTGTACGAAGATGAGCACACAATAAATACGAAACTTCTTAAGATGGGTCTGCCAGACTGGGCCTGGTTTGAGCGTGACGGAACTCAGGGTATGATTGTGAATAACAATGAAGAAATCATTATATGCTTCAGAGGCACTGAGCCAGATCAAATGTCAGACGTGTTAGCAGACCTCAAGGCTTGGCCAAAACGTAGCCAAGAGAGAGGCTTCGTGCATTTTGGTTTTGCACAAGCGCTTGATAAGGTATATGATGAAATGAGTACTTATCTTGAAAGGCTATCCCTAGGAGCGCCCGAAGGTATCAAAGTCATCTGTACAGGTCATTCATTAGGTGCTGCTCTTGCTACTCTGTTTGCAGCTAGGGAAGACGCTCATGAGTTATATACTTTTGGATCACCAAGAGTAGGCACGCGATCTTTTTGTAAAGAGATCAAAAAAGATGGAGTTAAGCATTACAGGTTCGTAAATAATAACGATATCGTAACTAGTGTCCCCTTTGCTCTTATGGGTTTTCGTCATAGCGGTGATTTAGTTTATGTTAATCACTACGGCAATATCCGTAAAATGACTTTCTGGCAGAGATTTAAAGATAAACTTAGAGGCAGATTTGCTGCATGGAGAAAAAAACAAGCATTCGATGGAGTAAGAGATCACGACATCAATTCTTATTATAAAAAGATAAACAATGTCTGTATACAGAGCAAGGACTAATTGTCCGATATGTAATAATGAAGAAGAGGTTTGGTTTCAGAACGGTAAAATTGAACCTCTTGACGTAGTAGAATGTCCTAAATGTGAGCATATGTTTGAGCCTAAAGATTTTGTATCAACATTTCTTGAAATGAAAAACAATGCAACTATATCAACCTCCTATGTAAGTCTTTAATTGCTTCTTTCTTAATTTTTAGATATTATAACTTATCAAATAAATCAAGGAGACAATTATGGCTAAGAAGCGTCAACGTAAACAGCAAGTATCAAAAGGTACTACTCACCAGAATCCTAACCGTCTTGGAAATCGTATTCGTAAATCTATGCTAATTGACTATAAAGGGTCAGAAGCAGAACTTTCTAATAAGGTTGCAGCTTGGCGTGCAGGTAAAAACGTAATCCTCACTGTTTCAAATCCTGATAAGAAAAACACTAAAGAACGCATGATTCGTATTCCTGCAACTGAATACTGGGGTTATCCTCGTCAAATGCAAATAAAGATGCGGTGATGACTGAAATAACAAAAGGCATGATGAACGTCCTTACAAAAAGAGTGGACGAAAGTTTAGCACTTGCTATCATATTTTTCATAGGTCATATTGTAATAGCTATGACTGTTGTTAGTGTGATAACAGGTGCTAGTATCTGGGAGGCGGGAGCGGTTGCTTTAATTGAGCCTGCTATCAACTCAGTTTGGTTTTATATTTTACATAAACTTTGGAAGGCATATAATGAAAAATAAATTTGAAAAACGCTTTGGTGAGGGTACAGCTTTTGACTTAGACTATGGCAAGTTACTTATCATTGCTCTTTGTGTTTACATCGCTGTGCAGGTTTCCTGATGCCTGAAGGTCCAGAATGTACTCGTACAGCGAGACAAGTTAATCGTGCTGCTCAAGGCAGAGAATTAGTTAATCTTAACTTTATCTCAGGCAGATATACAAAAAAGCTACCTGATAAGTTTGCGGATTTTTATATTGCATTAGAAGAAAAACATCTACCTGTAAAAGGTGTATATAATAAAGGTAAGTTTATTTGGTGGGAGTTCGGTGATCTTCTTCCAATCTGTTATATGTATACTACGCTTGGTATGACAGGTAATTTTAAACTCCAACCATCAAAACATACTCGCATTGCATTTTATTTTGATGATGATTCGGCGATTTACTATAATGATCAACGTAATTTTGGTACTATTAAGTTTGTGTTTGATGATAAGGATCATCAAAAGAAACTGGCTTCTATTGGCCCTGATATGCTTAATAATCCTTGTACTCTATCCACATTCATTGACATTGCTAACAGAAAGCCCGGATGGACTGTTGTTAAATGGCTTATGGAACAGTCTCAGATATCTGGTGTGGGAAATATCTACAAATCTGAATCACTCTTTCTCGCAGGTATTGCGCCTCATAGACTTATGGGATCTTTAGACGGTGAAGAACTTGAAAAACTTTATTATGCTGTGTGTAAGGTACTATCAGCATCGTATGAGTCTGGAGGAGCAACTATTCGCAACTATTCTGATCTATATAATAATCATGGGAAGTATACTAGGTTTCCATCTAACCCAAATGAAATGATAGACGCTAGACAATCTCGTGTAATGGTGTATAATCAAAAAGAAGATATTTACGGAAACCCTGTTGAGCGTGTAAAACTTAATGATGGACGTACAACTTTTTGGTCACCTGAAGTCCAGTTTTAGGAGTAATATCATGACTAGTAAAAGATATAAGACACGTACATGGAATCAAGCAGGTATTGCTTGTACTGTTAGCGATAGTGCTACTATTGCAATTAAAAGTGTTGACGAGACTATTAGTTTTGTTGCCATGCCTGACGACTGGTTTGAAGCAGGAAAAGAAGCTACTGAGATTGCAGGATGGTGGGGAGCTAAAGCAGATCATAGCAAATACGATAGAGAACTCCATAAAAAACATTTAGACAAACTAATTAAGATTGCTGAGGATTTTGTTAGACATGAAGCCGGAGATATTGGTGTTGCCATTTTTAAAGAGGAACTTGAAAGGCGGTTGGAAAAATATTGGCAATGAGGAGAGCAAATGTCTTGGATGAATTATGATCCGACTGAAAAAATGTCTCATCTCTACTCCAGTGTTAGTAATTCTGGTGTGATAATTCCTACTACAGACGAAGTAGCATGGGATCATTTTAGGTCATACAGGTGGATTTATAATAAACTTGAGATTGCTGAGTCTCAAGGTCTGTCTTGTGGTTTAGTGCCTACGATACCTGATCAATTCCCTGTTGTAGTAAAACCAGTTTTTAATTTAATGGGTGGTAGCATCAATGCTAAAGTAGCTCACAATCTTGAAGATTATTATAAAATAGTTGACCCAGGCAGCTTCTGGTCGCCTTTTCATTTTGGTGATCATTACTCAATAGATTTAATCCTCAAAGACGGTCAAATTGTAGAGATGTTTTCTTTCCACGGTGAAAAGTTACAGTTTGGGGCATTTGATTACTGGGAGCTTATTCAAGATGATGACGACTTATTAGAGCTTTTAGAACCTTGGATCGACGAGTTTATGTATCCATATACAGGTTGTTTGAACGTTGAAGTCATAGGAGATTATATAATTGAAGCACAACTTAGGATGGGCGACATTGACCGCCTTGGTGATATCCAGCTCATGTCTGCTATTCACAAGCTGTACAACACTGGAGAGTGGGAGTATAGAAGGAACGGTGACACTCCTGAAACTTTCTTTTTAGCAGCATTATTTGGTCAAAAAGGAAAAGAGTTTGATATTGACATTGCTCTCTTCAACTACATCGTTGACGGTGAGCTAGTGTACTATCAATTCGACGACGTAGATGAGTATCACGCTAACCCTATGTACGGCAATAGGGTAGCACTTTTCTGTGACGATTCTTGGGAAAATGTAGAATGGGCAAGGAACATTGCAATTGCTATGACTAAACCAGATATTGATGGAAGATACGTTCAACCTTTGAAAGGGTTTGTCGAGTTGACATGAATGTGGGTTGGATAGGTCTCGGTAAGCTTGGGCTACCTTGTGCTGAAGCTATCAGCTACAAGGGTCACAATGTCCAAGGCTTTGACGTTGCTGATATAACGAGTAGTGAGATTGAAATCGTATCTTCTATTAAAGAAGTTTGCTACAACAAAGATATTGTCTTTGTTGCTGTTCCTACGCCTCACCACGATAACTATGACGGC